CAGCTCAATGCCCAGTCTTTAGATGCTTTGAATGTACTTACATCCCTTCGGCCGATACCAAGTTATGGGTTCCGGAAACAAGCTCGAACCGTATTGATCCGCCACAAACACCGCCAAAAGGAACAGTGCTTGCTGAAAGTATAACGTTACTCAAAGCTGTGCCCTGGGAAGTCGATTAATGTTTCATGCCTAGCATCTAAAAACAGAAAGGAATAACTCAGATGGCTAAAATCCTCGAAGGCTTTAAAGTTGTGTCATCCTACTTTCGTGTCACATCTTCAGTGTTCGAGGTCCCGACTGAAGAAATTCACGAAAGCTTTTGTTCACAACTGGAAGTCAGGGTCAGATATTTTCCAGGCTCGTGGACTGTCAGGCCTGTGAATTGTGGACCGTTAGCTTGTTTTACGAACTTGCAAGATGCTATTAATTGGCTCGGCTATTATAGGAAATAAGTATCTTCGTCAAAACATGCTACCATATTTGCTTGTGAATACAAGAAAAGCAGAGCAAAAAGTCTTTGGATGTGGGATCGGCATAATCAAAAATGGCTCCGCCCATTGATTGGACTTCCTTCTGGCACAGTGCTTGCCGATAGTGTCAAGCTAACGCTGAAGGTTGCCCGCGGTTGATTTAGGTTTGCTATACAATAGCCAACTTGCAACTTCGCGCTAAGTCTGGCATCCTAACTTTCCTTTCAACGCGGACAAGCGCATGAGAAAAGATTTAATTGCAAAACGAAGGATCTCTATCATGGTTGATCCTTTGATCATGTCGCAGGTTGAAAAAAACCTGCAGAACCCGATCACCGGCAGCCGGCAATATGGGGCGCTCTCAGAGCTTGTGGAGAGGCTCTTGGTTGATTGGCTTCAACAAGTGGGCTTTGATATGCCCCCAATGGGAAAGATCTAGCAATGGAAATTCGCTCAAGTGCAAACAAGCTGCATGTTATTGAAGTGCAGATTGAATATTTCAGGAAAGACTTAATGGACCATGAAGCCAAGCTCGCCGACCAGCTCATGCTTGGGCTTTGGCCTGAATACAAGGGAATGCCCAAGGAGATGCAGGGTAAGACCCTTGAAGATCTTATCACCCTGGCCTGCGAAAGGCTTGAACACAACCGCCAGATCTTGGAGCGCAAAACCAATGACTGAAGAGGAGATGATTAAGGTTAACAAAACCATCCTTGAGGGTGGCGAGGTTGACGAAGACACGTTGAGAGCCTACCTCGTGGCAGCCATGGCCATGCGTGAAGCCACACGTGCGGCGCGAGACGAGAATAAAAAGAAGAGATCAACTCCCAAAACCACCAAAGTCTCGCTTGATGATATTGGGATCTAGCTGATGCCTTCCATCCTTGACCTGATAGACCAAACTGAATATTTCATCCCCAATCTGACCGTCCACAAAATTCGTTCATACAAATCCTGTGCAAGATCCTATTTACTTAATAACATCCTTCGTCTGCGCCCGGCTGCCCGCGGGATCAGTATGAAGCTGGCTGTTGGCTCAGCTTACGCAGCTGGCTTGGAAGTCTACCGCACAACTGAGGGCAACCTGCCGGCAGCACAACTCACGGCAATCAAACGGTTCCTGGCTGAAACTAACTCAATCGACTTTAGCCGTCTCTACAACACTGCGTTGCTTGTAGAGATGCTTGACAAATATGATCAAAGCTTCCCTTATTGGGCAGACTACCGGCCGTTCATGTATCCCAATGGGGAGCTTGCCATTGAGAATGAATTCCAGACAACCCTAGAGCTTAGCTTCCGGGGCCATGAACTGATTTACACGACCAAGCCTGATGCTATTTACATCACACCCGAGAACACCATTGTGGTCGTGGACGATAAGTCAGGCTACAGCGTGGCCCGTGAAGGCCAAGACGAAGCTTATGAAGTTGACATGCAAATGTGCATGTATCTTTATTGCACTAGCCAGAATGGCGTCCCGGCCGAAGCCATCGAAATCCGTTACAATCGCTACACTGCGGCTGATACGCATGTGTATTCTAGTTTTATACCAATTGCTCCCGATATGGTCGAGCAGGCGGTAGATTGCGTGAACCTACAAGCCGAACGCCTAGTGCAAGAAAGCACTTGGTCTCTTTGGCAGCGACCCGCGCTTGATTACCAATGCTTGGGTTGTCCTTATCTGGGCATTTGCAAATCAGGTACTGGCCATTATGATGATGCTTTTGTCATCCAACCCCCACGAGAAAGTTAAAAACCCATGATCAAGTTAAAACCTGCACCTATCTTGAACCTCGGCGCCCCCGGCAGCGGCAAAACCACGGCTTTGATTACGGTCCTGGCTGATCCTGATTTAAAGTTAGTCTATCTTTCCACTGACCCCAATGGCGAGCAGAGCTTGCTTCATGCACTCACGGAGGTCTATAACATTCCCGAGAGCAAATGGCAAGGCAGAGTTTTCGCTCACACTGTTGAGCCGGGCGCCGCAGATTGGGAGACTTTGCTTGAAGTCTCCGAAACAATTAACAACAAAAGTTACCAGGGCCTTTCACAAGAAAGCGGTATTCAAAAAGCAGGGTTTCGGCAGTACATTGATCTCATCAACGTTTGCAAGAACTTTACCTGTTCCTGGACAGGTACCTGCTTGGGAGATTTGACTTTTCTCAAACCCGGCTATGTACTGGCATTCGATGGCCTCAGTGGCCTCAGTGCTATGGCCCGCGATCTAACAATTGGAGCAAAACCTTCGCTGCATGAGGGCGAGTGGAACGTTGCCATGAACACAGTGGAGCGTTTTATTCGTTCATTGTTCAAGCTCCGGTGCCCGGTGATTGTCTTGGCTCACATCGAGCGTGAGACAGATCAGGTCTCTGGCACAAGCAAAGTTATGGCTAGCACCCTTGGCAAGAAGCTTGCCCCCAAGCTTGCAGGCATGGGGTTTGGAGAAATCATTTACTCCTACAAGGAAGGTTCTAACTATTTCTGGTCAAACCTTGGGGGCGAGGTTGATACCAAGAAAGTTATTCTTGAGAACGGCGGGAAGATTTTTCAAAGCTACAAGCCGTTTTTCAGGTATTGGAAAACCAACATGGAGGCAGACATCAAGCAAAACTAAACCTAGCTACCCAGCTTTCAAGTCTTGACTGAAACTCAAAAGGACAATCTCTACCATGTCTGACGAAACCGAAAACACCTCTGCTTTTGAAAATGCCGAGCTTCTCAACTCGCTGAGTGGCGAGGGTGAGGTCAGCACCAGTTACACTATGGTGCCCAAAGGTACCTACATCGGCACCATTGATCCGACGGCAAAGCCGGATTGCATGGAGCTTCGGGGACCCTTTGGCAAGAAGGGCGACAGCTACAGCCTGGATCTTTGGTGGAAGCTGCCTGATGATGTTGCCATCAAGTACGGCGCGAACTATGTGAAGCAGCAAATGTTCATCAACATCGTCAACAACCCGCTCACGGGCGAGCGCCGGCTGGCTAACAAGAATGATCACGTCAACGCCAACATTGAGCTTGGCGGTGTGGTCGCGGCTGTCGGCTTGGACTTCAATGGCTTCAAGCTCAAGGACTTGTTCTTCAAATCAGCGTTGCTTGAAGTTGGGCACGTTGAAGACAATCGCGACAAAGACAAGCCGGTTGCCGAGCGCCGCAAGTACGCTCAGGTGGTCAAGGTCCGCCGTATTCAGCAGATCTAATCTCTGAGGTAGATCTAACCTCTGAGAGGCGCTCGTTTCCTGGTGTGGACAAGGGTGGTGCCACCTCCCATCCTTGTCCCGCCAGGAAGCTTGGGAGACAAGAATGAATAATAAAGATATCCATAAATTAATCAAAGCTCTTCGTAAAGAATTTCAAATTCCTTCGCCTGCCGAAGCTGAGCAGCAGGTTGAAGATAGAGTTAATAAATTAAAATCCCTCAGAAAGGAACCAGAAAATGAAAATAACCCTCCTACCAACACATGACCCAAACCCTCCCATGTACCGCGCAGAGCTGACCATCTTTCCAAACATGCTTCGTTCCACAGGATTTGGTCGTACCATCTTCGATGCGGTGCTTGAGGCTCAGGCTTTCAGATGGATGATTATTGTAGCCGTGGCAAGTGGGGGCTGTGATGTCATCGCAAATAAAAGTAACTCAAATGTCCCTTACACCCAAGGCTCGCACTGCGTTGTTGGCTTCAATCGAGCACTACAAACAAAACATTGAATTGCTTGATGCAGACAGGCTGGACGAAATCAGTATCCGTGGCTCTGACTGTGCTCTTTGTGCTGAGTTCTACCCTAAAGATCAAGATGGTAGGTACTGCACAAAATGCCCCGTGTTTGCATACAGCGCAGAGCCTGGCTGCGTGGGAACACCCTGGGAAAACATACACGCAGAATTTATAAAATTCCGGGTCGGCAGAGGTTCAGTTGAAGGCATCCGCGCAGCTTTGGTTGCAGAGCTTGAATTTCTGTGCAGCTTGTTGACTGACTGATCTAACCAATGCCCGCCCCCGCTTTCACCACTGGCCCTTGTCCCTGTAAGTTTCTCATTGTTGGTGAGAGCTGGGGCGCAAAGGAAGCACAGCTAAAGCTCCCGTTTGTTGGTGACAGTGGTTGGCTGCTTAACGAACCACTGGCCGCGGCTGGGCTTAGTCGCAAGGATGTAGCTGTAACAAATCTCATCCATGCACAGCCCCCGCGAAATGACATGAGTTATTTCTTCCGGGCCGAGGGAGTGGATTTCTGGGGCTTAAAGCCCACAATTCAAATCATTGATGCACTCTCTAGGCTCAAGCAAGAAATTGCTCTGTTCCAGCCCGAGGTCATCATTGCTCTTGGCAACTATGCTGCCTGGGCCTTGACTGATTTTATGGCCATAGGTACCACAGAGGGCTTTGGAGCAGACTACCAGAAGACCGCAAAACAACCAGCACCCACCGGTATCCTCAAACGCCGCGGCTCGATGGTTTGGCTTAGGCCGGAGCTTGAGTTTCGCAATGATGGCAAGCAAACCTGTGTGTTACTTGCCATGCACCCGGCCGCGGTATTGAGACAATACGAAATGAAGCCTTTCCTGGAAGCTGATTTTATCAAAGCTTCCAAGGGCAGATGGGAGCCACCTGACTACAACTTTGTTCTTCGCCCCACCTTTCATGACATAGCCGAGGCTCTTGCTGAATGCAGGAAAGCCAAGGTTTGCTCAGTTGATATCGAGACTATCCCTGACTGGCCCACAACTGATTGCATTGGCCTTGCCTGGTCTGACCGTGAGGCTATCTGTGTGCCTTGGCTTGATCAATGGGCTAAGCCTTATTGGCCAGCTGACGAAGAACTAGCAATCAGACTCAGAATTCGCAAGCTTCTGGTTGAGCATCCTTGCATCATCGGGCAAAACTTCCTGTATGATCAAGCTTACTTGGGCCGAGAGCTTGCCGCGAGCTTTGTTGCTGGCCATGATACCATGGTCACAGAGCATTTGCTTAAACCTGATTTTCCCAAAGGCTTGGATGTTCTCTCATCTGTTTATTGTCGCTATCATCGTTACTGGAAAGACGAGAGCAAAGGCCAGGACGGCAAGCGGAATGTTGAGAAGCTCTGGCATTATAACTGTATTGATAGTGTGGTAGTGCCTGAGATCCGCGAGCACCAACTTGCGGAGGTTGCCCGGCGGGGCTGGGCTAGCAAGCTCAAAGAGCGCCATCAATCCTACACTGTTGCTTATCGTATGATGAACAAAGGTGTGAGGGTTAACGAGGCCCGGCGCGAGGAAATTAAGGCTCAAGTCGAGCTTGCCATCAAGCATCGCATCGCTTGGCTTTCTTACATGCTTCCAGCTGAAGCTTTCAAAAGCGGGGGCACAGCTTGGTGGACTTCGCCTCAGAAACAGATGTATTTGTTTTATGACGTGCTTGGCCTGAAGCCTGTAGTTAAGCCAGCCACCAGGCGCCGGACGATAGACAAAAACGCTTTGCCTATTCTCATGGCTTCCTACCCGGCGCTCAGAAATATCTTTGAAACCCTTGAAGAACTGCATAGTTTGAACATCTCTCTGCAAGTTCTCAATCGCCGAGTTGATTGGGATGGCCGGCTGAAGTATTCAATCAACATAGCCAGAGCCAAGACTTTCAGGTGGGCTACCGGCATCCACCCTTTCAAGATCGGCTGCAACATGCAGAACATCTCGAAGGGGAATGAAAAAGTGGAATTTGATGAATGGGAAGATGAAGAGGAAGAGGGAGATGATGATGTTTGACCTTTCTTGCCATGCCATGCTTGACATCGAAACCCTGGGCCGCGGGCCGGGCTGCCCTATCTTGCAAATCTCGGCTTGCATGTTTCCTTCTGATAACACGCCGAGAAGCGTTGGTGATCTAACTAACTTCAATCACTATATTCTACAAGAAACTACAATCACGCTTGAAAAATCCACCCTCCTTTGGTGGGCTGGTCAGCCAGATTTTGTCCGGCTGTTGCAGAGAACAGAAGAAGAAGGTGACACAATCGGGTCAGTCATTAACTGTTTAGACCACTGGCTGCTCCGCAACAACATCACCTATCTCTGGTCCCATGGTGCAACGTTTGATATTCCAATCGTGCTCTATGTTTGGAAAGAACTAATGACAGAGGAGTTTCCTGTTCCTTATTGGAACTTCCGTGACACTCGGACTTTGATGGATGCTTGCGGACATAACAAGCTCACTGAGATTTTACCTTTCCCGGAGGGCCATAAGCCTCATGATGCGCTGCATGATGCTTGCTATCAAGCAAACTGCATGGCAAAGTTGTTGGGGGAGCTTTTTTAATGTTAAAGCTTAGCTCAGACTTAAATGACTTCATCCGTGACATCATCCGTCGCGAGGGCGGGTATGTTAACCACTCGGCTGACAAAGGTGGCCCTACAAAGTATGGGATCACCATTGCGAATTATAGGAGGTGGACCAAAAACCTCAAAGCTACAGCTGAGGGGCTTGCACGGATCACGGTAGATGATGCTCTCAAGTTTTACCGTTGGTATTTTGCCGATTGCAAAATTGACGATCTCCCATCGGAGCTTTTGCCCTTAGCCCTAGATCTATGTGCCCTCCATTCCACGAGAGGGGTGGATATTATTCTTGATCGCGTGGCAAATTTCTACGACAGCTCTAGGCCGCGCGGTCAGGTGTTTCATGGTTTGGTGGAGCAGTTCGGCCCACTCACCACAGAAGCTCTGATCACCCTGTCTCGAATTGCTTATTTCAGAGAACTATGCAACCAAGACCCAAGCCAAAAAGCCTTCCTGCTTGGGTGGCTCAATCGTTGTGCGGAGTTTGAACCATGGAAGAACTCATGACTTCTATCACTCGTCCCACCTCTCCGGCTCTTGATGAGATCCTAGGCCAAAAATTCCCAGTTCTCGACCACGGCTTCGTGCGCGTGGTTGACTACATGGGTAACGATGATGCCATTGTTCAGGCGGCACGAGTGTCGTATGGCGGGGGAACTAAGACCCCTCAAGAAGATGCTAACCTGATCCGCTACCTCATGAGGCACCGGCATACTTCGCCATTTGAAATGTGCGAGATCAAGCTTCATGTCAAGCTTCCGATCTTCGTCGCCCGGCAGTGGATCAGGCACCGCACCGCCAGTGTTAATGAGGTCTCAGGCAGGTACTCTGTGTTGTCTGAAGAATACTATGTGCCTGAGGAAGAAAACATCCTCCCTCAAAGTAACACAAATAAACAAGGGCGGGAGGAAGGCGCTAAGATTATGATTTCAAACTCTAAAGTCATAGAGCTTATGGACAGAGGAGGCACCGAGGCATTTGAGCTTTATAATTCTTTTCTTGATATAGGCGTTGCGCGGGAACTGTCACGCATTGTTTTGCCAGTCTCAACCTACACTGAATGGTATTGGAAAATCGACCTGCACAATTTGTTTCATTTCCTCAAGCTTCGCATGGACAGCCACGCGCAGTGGGAAATCAGACAGTATGCAGAGGAGATCTTCAAGCTCGTCAAGCTCTGGGTGCCCGTAGCTTCCCAAGCTTGGTTGGATTACCAATACAACTCTCTTACTCTTTCAGCTAAGGCTGCAAGCCTCATCGCACTCAAGCTCGCAGGTGAGCCTATTGATCATAGCATCAGTGGTCTCAGCAACCGCGAGCTACAAGAGTTAGAGGCACAATTAGACAAAGCAAAGGAGCTTTGATGATGGATACTGCTTTGCCCGCAAACATTAGTAGTTATGACGGGCCTATTGAATCAATCCTGGCTATCCCAGGTGCGGTGCGCCCGGAAGATGCCGAGCCGAATACGATGATGGTGGTTGTGGTTGATTTAGGGTTTAGCCAAGATTGGGATGGCATATCAATGCAGAATACCGTGCGATATGATGTGACCCTGGGGCAGAAATCAGACGATTTTGGGGTTGGTTACTGGCGAACCGTTGCTTGGGATTGGCAGTTCGATCACTATACAACAGGCTGTGATTGCGTCGTCGCTGCATTCCCGGACGCATCGATCGCCGCGCTCAACAACCCGAAAATCTTGGTCGAGGGAATGCCAGCTTGTCCTATGGGCGGCTTCAAGCGCCGCCAAGGAGGAGACGATGCAATGACCCGCAACATTCAGCAGGGTGCTAAGCTGCAACAAAGACCAATCTATGATCCAGTTGCTATCGTGAATGAAGCCATGCGTGAGAGATCGAAAGCTCTTGGCAAGCTGCTTCGTGGCTTGGTGCCATCCTGGGAGGTTCTGGGGGCCGGAGTGATCTTGGCCCTGGCCCTTGTGGTTATCTGGGTCTACTGGAAATAGCATGAAAACCGAAAAAGAAATCCTCGCGCGCAGAGAAAAAGTTTTGACTTCATTAAATGAAGCCTGCCGCGCTGGGCTTTATGGTACTATCGCTGCCTGTGATACTAGGCTCGATGAGCTGAATTGGGTTCTCGACATAACAGAGGACCATCTAGAAGAAGACAGCGAAGAATAGATGAAAAAAGTTACCATCTACACTGATGGGGCTTGCCAGCCAAATCCAGGCATTGGTGGCTGGGGCGCTATTCTTTGCTATGGGGACATTGAAAAGGAAATCTTTGGGGGTGTGCCGTTTGCAACCAACAATCAAATGGAACTGCTGGCGGCCGTAGAGGCTCTGACAAAACTGAAAGAGCCTTGTGAGGTTCAATTAGTCACAGATAGCAAGTATCTAAAAGATGGAAACGAAAAATGGCTGCAGAGATGGATAACCAACGGCTGGCGGACAGTAGAAGGGAAGCCGGTGAAAAACAGAGACTACTGGCAAAGGTTGCATGCTTTAGGTCAAAAGCATCGCATCAGCTGGAAATGGGTTGCTGCGCATTCTGGGCACGCCTACAACGAGCGTGTTGATGCGTTGGCTGTCAGAGGTCGCTTAGCGTTGAAAGGTTGAGTTATGGCTAAAAAATCCATGCTTCAGTCTGCTTTGTTTGCCAAGCCCATGCAAATCAACATACGTGGACAAAAAACTGCGCTCTTGCCGGCGTCGTGCGCGATAACGCTAAAGGACAGTGAGAAGCATAAGAACACTGTCAAAGTTCTCTTTGGAGACGCAGAGACCATCGAGCAAGCTTTCATTGCAGCTTGTGAATGTCCGAGTAAAGGCTAAACTGGAGCTGTGAGATGCGTGAAGATCTCTTGCCTGAGATTATCTACCTTGTTGATCCCTGTGGTGATCTTTTCGTTGACGGGGTTTGTTCTGAGTGCGGGCGCGCCGCGGGGTTTTGCCAAGCAGGTTTACATGGGGCAGAGGGTATTTGCTGGTGCGAGGATCGCCAGTACCCTACCGATATAGCCTACAAGAAAATGGCAACCTAAGTCATGGTTGCTAGGTCAACTTGGCTTCCTAACCTTCGTAGGTTCATCGTACCTGACGAAGGCATGATCTTGGCCTCTGCAGACCTTGCAGGTGCTGACGCTCAAGTGGTGGCTTGGGACTCAGGCGCCAGGTTGCTCAAAGAAGGATTTCGCTCAGGCATGAAGATCCATGCCTTCAATGCGATCAATATGTACGGCAAAGCTCAGGCCGGCCACGACGGCAAGAATGAACCTTACTATAGTCGTTGCAAGGTTCTTTGCCATGCCTTCAACTACTTTGGCCAGCCGAGGGGCGTTGCAGGCAAGGCGGGGTTGGTTGTTCGTGAGTGTGAAGATTTCCAGCGGCGATGGTTTCAAATGAACCCTGAGATCCCGCGCTGGCACAAGCGAATTAACACCCAGCTTCTGCATAATCAAACAATCAAAAACGCTCTGGGCTATGCCATAACCTTCAGAGCCCGTTACAAGCCAACCAAAGTTGATGGCATGAGCCCTTTGCTGCCCAAAGCTTTGGCCTGGATTGGACAAGGCTCTGTGGCTTTTGTCACGCAGCTAGCACAAATTAACTTGATCTTCCGCCCGGCCGACGAGCTTCCCTGGCTTGATATGCTTTTGCTCCAAGTCCACGACGAGCTTGTGATGCAATGGCCTATCGAATACAACCATCTTCGTCACCAGATCCTTCCTTACATCAACATTACCCTGCCTTATGCCGACCCTCTGATCATCCCTTGGGCCTTGAAAACAAGCACTGATAGTTGGGGGGAATGCGTTGATTGCAAATGGCAAGATGCTGCATAAAAGAGGTCAAGGGTTATGGCAAAGCGGCGCTGTGAGGATTGGCTTAAGACTTATATGTCTTACACAGAGCATCTCGAAAGCCCCACGAGTTTTCATTTCTGGACTGGCGTTAGCACGATTGCCGCTGTGCTGCGCAGGCAGGTATGGCTTAGCCAGCTTGATTTTCTTTGGACGCCGAACTTCTACATTGTTCTGGTGGCGCCGCCGGGCGTGGCAAACAAATCAACAACTATCTCAGTTGGCCGGGACCTGCTAGATGAAGTCCCCAACATCACTTTGGGGCCTAGTTCTCTTTCATGGCAAAGCCTAATTGATGCCTTCAACGATGCTACTTATGGCATCACAAACCCCGTCACAGGTGAAGCTATAGCTACCTCGCCAATCACCTGTGCAGTTTCAGAGCTTGGCACTTTCCTGCATCCCAGCGACAGAGATCTTGTGCAATTCCTGACGGATGTCTGGGATAGCCCTAAGCGTTGGAAACGCCGGATTAGGTCTGAAGGCGTGATTACAGTCGAGGGACCTTGGCTCAACATGATTGGCGCCACAACGCCGGGCTGGTTGGCTGACAACTACCCTGAGCGCTTGATCAAGGAGGGCCTGACTTCTCGCATTATCTTTGCCTACGAAACCACCAAGCGCCATCTGACAGCATATCTTGAAGATGCCGTTGATCAAGTAGTCCACAAAGAGCAAAGGCTAGATTTAATTGATGACCTCTGCATGATGTCCCAGATGGTGGGACAAATGACAATAAGCCCGGAAGCCAAAGCTTGGGGCAAGGAATGGTATGATAACTTCTGGGCCACGCGCCCGCCGGATCTTATCTCAGATCGTTTTGACGGATATATCTCACGAAAACAAACCTTGATCCACAAGCTCGCAATTGTTTTGCAGGTGGCCAAAGGTCAAGATATGGAGATCCAACTTGACACCTTGCAAACAGCCGAGCAAATTCTGACCTCCCAAGAAGCAGATATGCGAAAAGTGTTCGAGTGCCTGGGGGTTGTTCCTCAAAGACAACATACGGTACTTATCCTCCAAACGACCAAATGCGCACCCAATCAAACTATCTCTAAGCGTGAGCTTTGGCAGATTTTGAACCACCGCATGACCATGGGCGAGTTCAATGCTGCCTTAGAATCCTGTCGCGAGGCAGGATATGTTAGTATAAAAGTTGGCAACTATGGGGTTGAGGTAGAGTACATCTACCGGCCCCAGCAACAGAAGAAAGGAGTGTTATAGTGCAGGTTGTAGGTTTTATGGGACCGCAGGGTGCAGGCAAGTCTGCGTTGGCTACCGCGCTGGCTGATACCTTCGAACCCGGAGAGACGCTGATTGAGCATTTCGCAGCGCCGATCAAAGAGATGGTTGGAAGGCTGTTTCCTGATTACCCATATATTCAGATGAACAAGTCTCACCGGCCCATTGAATTTGGTGGCAAGAGTATCAGGGAGATCTATCAGCTTCTTGGCACTGAGTGGGGCCGCAAAATGGTTTGCCCGGACATCTGGGTTAGGTTTATGGAGAGCCGGATTAATTGGATCTCCGACATGGCTGATCTCCCGAAGTTCCTCTTCATCGACGATGTGAGGTTCTACAACGAGATTAACTGGATCAGGGCTGAGGCAGGTTATGTTATCTCTGTCCCTGCCTGGGACCCGCTCAAGCCCGATGATGACAAGCACGAAAGCGAGGTGGAATGGCGCTTGGCTGCGCCGGATTACACAATCGGCAGCACAAGTCTGGCCGAGCGTGTCGAGGAGATGAGGAAGTTTTTTAACCTGGAGTAGCTGAGATGCTCTATCTTGAATGCGACTGCTGCACTGACACTGTGGGCATCACAATTGCCGAGGTGGACAGCGACAACTCGGCAAAAATCCAGCTGCCCCGCGGTTGGGAGGTCTTCCGCCTCGATGACAAACAATACACTGCTTGCAGTACAGACTGCCGGGAGATCTTCGAGGACGAGGGCCTGGACTAGGAAGACTAGCTGCTGGAATAACTAATACAACTCTTCAATCTTTCGGTAAATCCCCTGAGAGGCTTTGGTTGGTCCAAGGCCTCTTTCTTTTCTGGTATCAACTTTGATCCGAGCCTTCAGGCTGGTTATCAAATCGCCAGTCGAGATTTTCAACGGAGTAAAAGGGGCTTCGTTGTTGTACTCGGCAATGCGGGCCTTCACATAAGCCCGCTCGGCTGGATCTTTGGAACGATAAGCTCGCTCAAACTGAGTCAGCAATCCAGTGCGCCGGCCGTTCCAATATCCTGCAGCTTCGACCTGCATTCGCCGTTTGTCGTAAAACTTGGTTAGCTTTTCTGGTGTGAAGCCAATGGCTTGGCCAATCAACGCAGCCATGTCGGAGGGGTTTTCTAAATCAAACTTCACATACCTCTCACCTCCCGGCCCGGTCGCTGCACCTTCAGCCAAGAACCTCCGCAGTTGCATCATTTTCTTCACCATCGTCGGTGAAGCCATTTCGACCTTGCGAGCCGTGTCTACACTATCTCCAGCCATGGCAGCATTAAGCATACCAAGCGGAATAGCAAAAAACGCGCCACCGAAGTCTTGGCCAAACCTGCCGAGGCCCTCGTAGAAATTTGTAGTTCCGCTTTTGAACGACGCGGCAGCCTGCATACCTGGAACAATCTGGCCCATACCGAGCCGCGGGCCGATTGAGACAGGTAGTTGAGAGGTCACGCCATTAAGAAACACATCAGGCCAGAAAGATTTGTCGTCTTCGTCGAACTGGTGCAAGACCTCCCTGATGTATTTTTCAGGGTCAAAATCGCCGGGAGCAAGCATTTTAGCCAAGCTGAGCAAATCCTCGGCGCCGGGCATTCCTGTGAGCCCAGCCAGAAAAGTCATGGCTGCCAGATACCTAGCACCGCCGGGGATGTGTCGAATGAAGAACAGAGATTTGAAAATGTAGTTATAAAAAGGCAGAATTGCCCGACCGGGGCCACCCAAGATCCGAGGCCGTGCCCAGAGAGCATATTCATACATAGTATCCCGCACGGCTTCGGTTGCAAAGATATGTGCTCGGGCCGCGCGGGGTGACATGGCATAGCCACCATCCGCTATTTGAGCTGTTAGTTTTCTATAAATCTGTGGAAACAACTGCTCAGTCTTCATCACCGCAGCATGGTTAGGGTTCTTCAACGCCAACCGCAGGCTAGACATATACGTTACCCGGCGGTTGACCTCCTCCACCTTGCCGAACATGAAAGTCCCAGACTGAGCCAGGAAATTCATAAACGACCCATACTTCGTGCCCTGGGTCAACCGTCTCAGGTTGAACATACTAGCACTCTCAGCCGAAGCTGCGAGGTCCAGGGCCAAGCCTTCTTTGATGACTGTAGCTGAGGCAATCGTCAGGGCTTTTTGTTCATCGGCCGAAAGGTTCGGATACTTGCCGTTGAAGATCCCCCTAAACTGCCCATAAGCTCTAGTCATCTCTCCTGTAGCTGCCGCAGTGCCAAAGTGCTTAGACAAGAAAGGCATAGCTGTCAGCGCCGGTTGAGTGGCATTGAGGATCGCCGTGGAAGGATTGAGGAAGAAATGCCACAGAAAGGTCAGAGATGTAGCAAACTGCCAATCGCCGCCGGGGTTTCTTACCCTGTTTTCATAATGCCAGCGCATGAAGTCCTTGACGCGGGATTTCCAAACCTGGTCTCCGCCAGCCTGGGTATCAGGCGAAGCGTCTGAGATCGCCTGCTCCATGTCTTTGCTGAACTCAAGCCGGCCCAGGAACCTAGAGACTGTGTTGAAATAGGTGGCAAAAGCCCTGATGGCATCCCTTGAAAACCCTGGCTTTTTGCTGGCTGTTCTCAGGTGATGCATAAACGACTGGTGAGGCAGGTAGCTATAAGACAAATCCAGCAACTCAGCTTTTTGCTTCTCACTCAAGCCAAGTGTTGCTTTGATCTTATCCAGCAACAGCGGGGGCACGCCCTGGTAGACTTTGAACTCTTCATCCACCTTGAGCTTGGTGATAGCATACCCAGGGCCAAGAGTTTTTTGAAACTCCTTCAATCTGTTTGTTGCCTCAAGCTCGCTCTCGAATTGCTCAGCGTACTGAGTCTCAGAGCCTTTCTTCACAATCACAGCATATTTGCCGAATCGTGAGAGCGGGAAGTAAGGTTGCTTTTGCATTTGAGTTATTAACTCATTAACCTTTGCTACCTCATGTAGTCCCGGATCGAGGGGGATGCCAAAGCTGAGCATAGCATTGAGAACGTCTTGAGTGATTTGCTCGGGGTGACTGACACCAAACTGGTTCAGCATAGCCCAGTCAAAAACCAAGCCTTGCTTTTCCAGAGACTTGATAGTTGTCGCTTGAATATCAAGCAGCACGTCTTGGAAGTTTTTCTTGACTGCTTCAAGGGTGGCAATGGCTTCCTGGTCAGCTTCGATCCCCGCGGCTTTGAGAAGCTTGTAGTATTCGTCCGTAGTCGGCCAGCGCGGGCGGGAGTCATCAACTTTATCTACAGTATACCCAGGTCCGGCCGCCGCCTCAGCTTCCTTTTTTGTATTAAATTTCCTAATCACCTTACCTTGGGGATCTTTAAGCTCGTAGTAAACCCCTTTCAGATAAGTCCCGAGCCGCATATCAAACAACACAGCCCCAATAGCCTTGGCGCGTTTGCCGCCTAAGCCACCCCATGTCCGTGTTGTCTCGTCAGCTTTCTGAAGCCACTCTTTGACTTTAGTATCATAAAGCTGAACATATTCCCTGTAAGCTTGCAAAGGCCCGAAGTCCGGGAAAACATGCGCAAGCTGCCGGAGATCCCAGACAAACTTATGATACCACCAGGCCCACTGCCGGCCTTTCTCTCCCATGGCTCCAAGCAAGCCGCGCTGGGAGAGGTTCTTGACAAAGCTTCCGCCGATGTAGTGGTTCTGAGCAGTCTGGGGGGTGTAGTTTCTAAAATCAAAATACCCTCCACTGCCCGGACCTCTAGCTGCCGTACTTGGAGCAGCCTGTGCTGAGGTTGGTCCCACCGTTGGCGTTGGTGGATTTTTGCCCGGCTCGAATTTCTTTGACACCTGATCCGGGGCGATGTTGCGCCCTTTCAACTCCCCTCGCAGTGTGGCTCGAAACAGACTGGCAGAGTCTTTGATTTCGGTAATTTGGTTTTTAATTAACTTAAACCTGTCTCCAGTCAGAAACCTCACAAGCTTATCAAAAACCTGCCGCATAAAGCTGGGCGGTGGATCTTTCAAATTAGCATAGCCAACTTTCCTTGACTCAACCCAATAGTTAGCAAACATCTCTGCCACGACTTCTTCGTAAGAAGCGTCCGCGGCTTTGGCGTCTGCGTCTGTCTGAGAATAGCCAAAGTTTTTGACCCAATAATCAGGCTTTGAATAAGCCCAACGAGAGTAGACTTGGAACTTATCAATTAAGTTATTCTGATCAATCTCCGCTCGCAGCATGTCCCATTCGGTTTTGGTCAGTGCTCCCAGGTAACGAAGCGCATGAACCATCTCATGATGAAATGTTGCTCGCGGGTCGTAACGTTCATCGGGAGAGATATTGATTAAAGCATCAAACCCACTTCGAGCTTTGACGGAATCAAAATACCCAATGGAGCTTCCATACGGATCAGCTTCAACAGTTACTTCAAAATTTGTTGAGGTTGGATCAAGGTAGATTTTCTCCGCTGCCTGCTTGGCCCAAGCGATAAATTGATCAGAATTATCTACCCAATTAGGGTCACGCGCCGCCGCGGGGATATAAAGAAGTGATGTTCCTTGAGCGTAGTTGGCTTTTTCAATGTCAGCAAAAACCCCGGCCGGCTCCTCAGGGTAGCTAAACCCTGAATACTTATCTCCGACCATCGAGAAAGCTTTGGTATTTCCTGTCATCGCCCCAGGCTGTGCCGGGTTGGGCGTGTCCACCGTAGGAGCGTTGCCAAACGTACCACTGATGGCACCACCAACACCTCCAAGGGCAGCGCCCGCGGCGAAGGCATTCAGGAATCTTGACTTGGCGTCTTCTCCCAGAAATTCATAGTTTTCATCGTACCACGAGCGCAGGCCAACATCGACGGCCTCCTGGGCAGTCTCAGTGATACCTTCCAGGCCCATGGACTTAAGGGTAGTCGCAGCAATACCTTTGCCAATTGAGTCATCAAGGGAACCAAGCAGTTTGCTCGCCAGGCCCGTGGCATCATCCAAGCCAATCCCAAACCGCCGGGCAAGCATGGCAGGAACCAGAGAGTCCAGTGCGCCCTTGCCAATGCCTGCGGCCAAGGATGAAACCAGATCAGGCTCATGCCCGGACTCGCGGGCTTCACCTAAAGTAAACCCGGTCTCAAGCAAACTCGAAGCCAACATGCCCCCCGCCAACGCACCAGCGGCCCCTGAAACACCTAGCACTGGCGCTATAGCTGCACCTGCTACCGTCGCCGCCGCCGTCGATCCCATAAACCCTGCATTAAGCCCGCCCTGAGCAATGGCCCACCGAGCATAGCTATCAGGATCAGAAAGATCAATATCCTCCACGCGCTGTGGGGCATCGAGAGGATAACGGTTTGGGAGATCCTTGTTAAGCTGATCTATTGCTCCCCGAAGCTCGTTAGCATAATCTGCGTTGCCGGCTGTCAGAGCAGCTTTGCTGGTAGTTTCCAGCAAACTCTGATAAAGCCCCATCCCGCCCCTGATGGTTGCATTTTTCGCTAACTCCCACCTGGATTGTGGTTGCATTTTAGCCAAAAGGTTATCAAACTCTGAAGTCTGCGCAGAGTCATCCAGAGCCATAAATTCATCAAAAGTGATGTCGGGCATTTATTGAATCCTACTTAGCGTTTCTTTCCAGCAACTTCTTAGCAAACTCTGCTTCTTTGTCCGGCGTCAGAGGAATGTTGTTTGCTTTTGCTGTAGCCCGAATACGAGCTAGCGCCTGTTCGTAGGTAATCGGCCCGGTTGCCGCCGGTTTCTGTGTTTCAGTAGCTGCCGGTGTAGGTGTTTGAGCCGTTACTGGCAGACCGTTTTTCATTCGACCAATAGCTGATTCAGTTTCGGCGAGAATAGCAGCGGCTTCTTCTGGCGTGGATGCAAGCATAAGACGAGTTGTGGCAGAATCTCCAATTGTTTTCAGCATGGTTTTTTCGTACTCAGAGGCTTTGCCGTCGGCTCCGTGAACAAGCTTAGCGACCGAGTAAGCTGCAGCTTGCCGGCTCTTTTCAAGCTCTGCAGCCTGTGTCATCTTTTCACGTTCTAGCTGGGCAGATTCTTTTCTATAATCTTTGTCCGCCTGCAGCCGCTCTCGGTCAATTTGCATACCTTCTCTCGCCAAAGCTGACCGCTCACCCTCTTGAGCGGCTTGGGCTTCAGCTCGCGCGGCCTCGGCTTCAAGTTTAGCTTCCTGTGCAGCCGCCCTTTTGCGCTCATCTTCCTGGCTCGCAATCCTCCCTGCTGCTTGCATTCCGCTTGTCAGTGCTTGCCCAAAATGCCCGGCCGTGGTTTGACCGATAGGCACAGGTTGCAGAGCCTGGGCACCGAACTGCAACAGCCCAACCTGGACTTCAGGCCGGTTAAAATACTCAAGCCAGCTTTGCTTGATTTGCTCAGGCGGCATATCTGCAGGAGCTTGTTGAACCCCGGTGCCAGTGATGGCATCACCAATCTCGTACATGGCCTTAACCTCTCACTAACCTAGAAAGCCCAGGAACCATCGCGGTTTGCTTGTTTGCCAAGAGCAGGGCCAAGATTTTCTCGGCCTCACCATCCATGCGAACAGTTGCCCTGCCAGGCATCTCAACAGGCCTGACTTGGGGGGCCATGGCTTGCGATTGCTGAGGGGTAGCCATAGCTTGTCCAATCTGCGCAAGTCGCATCAGATTGGCTGGATTAGAACTCGCCCCGGCGCCCTGAGCTGTCTGTGCGCCAGCAAGGTTCTGCAAGTTAGCAGGATCAAGCTGCATTGCCGGAGCAGGTTGGGCTGTGGAACCAACTGCAGAGCCAGCACCAGTGAAGTCAGGAAACACCGAGCTGCTGCTGGCAGGAGTGATAAACGGCAATGCAGCTTGGCCAAGGGCCATAAGATTCGGCTGCTGCGCTTGTTGCTGTACAGGCATGGGTGCAGGTGGCGGAGGAGCAGGACGAGCCGGGGGCGGAATAATTCCAGCCCTAGCACCGGCCTCTGCCGCAGATTGAATCCATGCTTCAGAGCCAATAGGTGGCCGGGCCTTGGGCTGAGGCACAGAGGGCTGAGAGTCTGGCTGTACAGTGGGTTGAGCTTGAGGCGCAGGAACAGATGCCGGCGGCCGACCAGCTGCGTTTAACTGTTCCTGTATGTTAGTTGGAACAACCGACGGCCCACTAGGAAACGTGGCTTCTGTTCTCTGCCAACGCCATAGATCGGGGCCTGTCAGAGGTTGTGAACCCATCTCTCCGGGGGCTCCGGTAGGCGCCGGAACAAACCCTGGAATAGGTGCAATTGGAACACCTGTGGATGGCACGGTTGAACCCATGTCATACCCGC